GGAACTGTTTACATCTACAATTTTCATATTTTAAATTTTTTATAAAACATAAACAACGGATTTAAATATGTAAAATGGTATTTATTAAATTATGGTAAATTTTTAAATCTATCTTGATAAGTTTAATAATTTTATATACAATTTATACCTAATGGTTAAATTATAATGTTAAAAATTAGCAATAGTCGCCGTTTACTTTTTATTTAATGACAACTCAACCAAATTAAACTCGTATTTATAACATGAAACATTTATTATTTTTATTATTATTTCCCCTTTTTGTTTATTCACAATATTGTCCGGCTTTGGGTCCAGATCAACTATTACCTTGTGGTGTTAACTCAACTACTTTAACGGCCGACTTAAGTCAGTGTGGTCCTGGTGGACCAAACCCAAATCAAACAACAAACTACGGGGTTACAAACATTCCTTATGTTGTACAAACCAACACAGGAACTCAAATAACTCAGTTTTTTGTTGGCGGTTTTATAAACAACGATGATGGTGTTAGTAATGCAATACCATTACCTTTTAATTTTTGTTTTTTTGGTCAAACATATAACCAATTTTGGGTTGGGTCTAATGGTTGGATTAGTTTTTCACCACCACCACCTTTTCCCGTAAATTGGGCAAATTTCACATCAGTTTCAATTCCTACTGCAGCACCAAATGTTCCAAAAAACTGTATAATGGGTCCATGGCAAGATTGGTACCCTGGAATTGGAGGTCAAGTTAGATACCAAGTATCAGGAGTTGCACCATGTAGAAAACTAACTGTTAGTTGGATAGGAGTTCCTATGTTTGGGTGTACTCAAACAACAGGAACTTTTCATATTGTAATATATGAATCAACAAATGTTATTGAGAATCATATACAATCAAAACAATTTTGTAATTGGGCTAATGGAACTGCAGTACAAGGTATACATAATTTAACAGGAACTATTGGTATTGCAGTCCCTGGTAGAAACTCAACCGTTTGGACCACTGTAAATAATTCATATAGATGGACACCAAGTGGACCTACAGTTCAACCTGTATTAACATGGTATCAAGTAGGTAACCCAAACCCAATTGGAACAGGTCCTACAATCACAGTTACGCCCCCTCTTGCCGGCGCAAATTACACTTGTCATTTAGTTTATCCTATTTGTAATGCCGGTTGGTCAACTTGTAATGCGGGTATTGGTAATTTGGGTCCTGACACCGTATTTGTGGCTCCTGGTCCACCACAATTACCACCACCAAATTTAGTTATACAAGACCCAAACTGTAATAATGGGTGTAATGGATCAATTACGGTGGTTCCTAACGGAGGAACAGGAGTAACGACTATCTCTTGGAACGGTGGATCAACAAATTTAACATTAAATAACCTATGTAGTGGTAACTATTTGTTTAATTTAGTGGATGCCGCAGGTTGTACATACAGTGGAACGGCAACTTTACTTAATCCCCCACCATTACAATCCCCCCAATTTGTTAATACCAACCCAACTTGCTTTGGTTATTGTGATGGAACATCAACTGTGAACCCAATTGATGGTGTTGCCCCTTATACATTTCTTTGGGGTAACAGTCAAACCACTCAAACGGCAACAAATCTATGTTCAGGTCAACAAACTGTAACGGTTTATGACCAATATAACTGCCCCGCACAAGGAACAACAACATTGATTGACCCTCCAATGGTTACAATCAACCAAATCACAGGATTAGATACGGTTTGTTATAACTCTACAGTCAATCCTTATGGTGTTACAAGTGTTTTTCCTAACTTAGGGTATGTTTGGACTAACACAATAGGAAATATCACCACAGGACAAGGGACAGACCTAATAAATTTAGATGTTACTGGTGTTAATGGGGGTAATTATCCTAACTCACTATCGGTTATTGGTGTAAATCAACTTGGGTGTCAGTCATTACCTGAAACTTTTAACCTTGTTGTGTTAAATATTCTTCCATCAATCACTCAAGTTGGTCCATTTTGTGAATACGACAACTGTATTAACCTAAATGGGACCCCACAAGGTGGAATTTTTAGTGGATTAAACGTTTGGGGTGGACAATACTGTCCAAATAACGGATTTGTTGGTCTTGATATTGTGAATTACAACTATAATCAGTCAGGTTGTTTGTTTAATACATCAATAAATGTTCAAGTATACCCAAGACCACTCATTTCTCCTGTTGTAAACGGTGTTGTTTTTGAAAATACCGAGTATCATGAGATATGTGAGGGGGATACCATTACAGATGTCTTTGATGTAGTGTCTGCAAGTGGTGGATATAATGAATGGTACTCGTTTGGCGACACAACAATTAGCCAAACTTTAAATATTACTTGGGATCAAGACGGAATATTCCAATTTCAAGCGGTTAGATGGGACAATGGATGTGTTTCTAACCCTGAAAACTTCATTGTAACCTTAGAATTGTGTCCAAATGAGATATTTTACATACCAAACGCCTTTACACCTAATGGTGATGAAAGAAATAACACATTTAAACCCATAATTACGTCAGGAGTAGACGTTTTTAACTATGTATTTGTAATATATAACCGTTGGGGACAGATAATATGGGAATCTTATAACACAAACATGGGTTGGGATGGTAATTATGACGATAAACCATGTCAAGATGGTGTTTATACTTGGAAATTAAGGTTTAAAACACCTAAAACTGACAAAATAAATGAATTTATAGGTAATTTAACATTAATTAAATAGTGGATATTTATTTATATGAGTAAAAAACAAAATCCTAAGTTAAAAGAGGGTGATCGCATAGTTTTAATATACATGCCAGGTGAAGATGTTGATACAGGAACCAAAGGAAAGGTTAAAAGAATAGGTCAACAACCTAGTTTTGGGTCAGAATTTGACTATATGTATGATGTAGAGTGGTATGATGACGATGAAAAGGTTATATCTACCCTATCTTTACTCCCACAGAGTGATACTTGGATGTTAGATCGTGAATACACTCAAAATGACCTAAATGAAGGTAGAATTATAGATCTTGATGAGTTAATTAGTAGACATGAGTGGTCAAGACTATTTAAAAAGTCTGATTTAAAGTCTATTATAGAGTATTTGAACGCAATTAAACGATTAGGTGTGGTAAATATGTTTGAATCAGGTCAATTTTTAGGTAAAACTGAGGAATATCTTACAAAATATTTTGATTTATACAGAATGCAACAAGATTTAGACGATAAAGATGAAGAATTGATTAAAAAAATCTTAGAAATGTCAGAAATAGTTAGAAATATCATGATTTCAGCCGCAATTAACGATTTAGAACAGAAAAATAAAGAAATTACGGGATCATCAGCAACATATAGGGTAAATAAACTTGCAACTGAGGTTGTAAAATACTTTATGGGACAATAATACCGTTTTTTTTATCTAAACACTTGATTATATCATATAATTTGCTCATTTTTACATAAAAACAAACAAATTATGACATTTTTATCAATTTCTTTACTAATTTTTAGTATAATTATTCTTTTTACAACCATTTTATTCATATATTGGTGGAAAAAATACGGAAAATCATTATTTTCTACTTTAAAAGACTTAAAAAACATGCAAAACCCATCAAATTTTACTAAAAACCTTAATAATTTAGGTAATTTAGAGGATTTTTACAAGAATATTGGTAATTTTGGGGGTCAAATGGGTGGTATTGATAATAAAATGGCCAATTTTAACCAAAGAATGGGTGAAATTGCTAAAAAAATGGGTAAAAAATAGATAAAATCCTCAAAAAAGACCTGTTTTTGGTCATTTTTTGTCTATATATATAACAAAAAAACCCCTATTTTAGGGGTTTTTTGATTAAAATAGAGGTTATTTTAGTTTTTTTGTAGAATATCATCAATAAAAAAATTGGTTATAATGTGGACGTTAAACTCCCTTAATTAAATTTAATGATTGTTTTAAATATTCTTTTGACCTTGGTGACGGGGTAAATTCATCTTCTTTTGTTTGTAAATTCAAAACCCTTTCAATATCTTTAACTAATTCAGTTCCGTGTTCATTTTCCTTATATAGTTCAATAATTTTGTCCATTGCTTTATGGCAATCACCTGTTGTTTCATCATAATAATTTTTATTTCTAAACTTATTTAAATGATTCATCATTTCATAAGATAAATGGGAACCACCATCTTTTACATCTTTAAATAACCTAATGTTATTTAAAATGCCTAAAGTATCCACCATAGAATTAACACCCATAGATCTTTTTGTAATACCGGGAGTGTATTTTGAGTATTCATCAGATCTACCAACAATTTCTTCTAATGGTATAACGTTTTCTGCCATACATTTAGGTTTTTTAATTTTGTCTTTAGGATTAATCTCATTTTCCTCATTTAAAATAGATTTTACAATCTTATTTATTTTAAAGTCTAATAGTTTATTTGATCTCATATGTTTTGAAATTTATTATAATATTTAGTATTTATATAAATAAATATACAATACTATGAGAATTGTTGAAAATGTTGTAAAACAAGTGTTAGAAGAATATTATAACCACCCGATGAAATTAAAAAATAATGTATTAATTTCAGATATATTAAAATATCATTTAGAAAAAAAAATACCTTTATCTGAAAATGTTCTTAAAACTTATTCAAAATCCTTTATTAATTTGATAAATGAAGTAAGAAGACTTTATAGTCAAGGACATATTATATTAAATAACGAAGATCGTTTAATTGTGGAATCGGATTTAGGTAAAAAAGTAATTTTAGAAAATGGTGAAAATGTCTATTTAGAAATTCCTATGGAAAATTTAGAATTTATTTCAGAGGCAGAATATCAAGGAAGAAAAATTCAGTTGGGTAAAATTATGCAAGGGGACATTAAGAAGTCTAAAGTTTACGTAAAAAACGACAAAGGAAAGGTTGTTAAAGTAAATTTTGGGTTTGGTGGTAAATCAGCCAAAGGTAAAATAATGAGGATTAAG